ACCTCATGGTTTCAAAGAAGGTACTCAGGTTGCTATCGGTCAAGCAACTTCCGTTACTGACGCTACCTTTAACAACGCTACTGCTATTATTCTGTCAGCAACATACAATACGTTCACTTACGCTAACACTGGTACCAACGGTGCAGTTTCTGCGAACGGTACAGCTAGTCAGTTAATTCATAACATTACACCGCAAGTTCTTTCTATTACAGCGTTCACAAGTAACTCTCAAGCTAACGTAACTACTGCTGCTCATGGTGTACCAATTGGTGCTGTAGTACCTATTCACTTCCAAGGTTTTGGCGATGCCAACGACTGGTATAATAATTTGTGGGATAACAAAGTATACTACGCTAAAGCAACTACAACAACAGCATTGGATATCTTTAAGGATTCTGCTGCTACTGACCCATTAAGCACAGTGGGGTTTGCTGCATACAACCAAGGCACCCACGCAGGTAGAGTGTGGTTCTTGGGTGCGAAGATTAACTTTATTGGTAACAACCACTACTTCACTAAACGTGCAGCAAACGTAAATGGTGACACAATCTTTAAAGCATCGCATGGCTTAAATAACGGTACTGCAGTAACATATGCCACTGGTGGTGGTACTGAAGTTGGCGGTTTACCTGGAGGTTCTACCAAGTTTGTATTTAACGCTACTACAGATAGATTCCATCTGGCAGATACTGCTACTGGCTGGTCAACTAATGCAATAGGAATTGACCCTGTACAGAATGCAACATCTATGGTTGTTTCTACTGGTGTAATCACTACACTCACTCATGGATTTACAACTGGTCGTCTGGTTCAGTACTTGTCTAGTACACCACCAGCTGGTTTAACTAACGGTGGTTTCTATTATGTTCGTGCGGTTTCTGCAACTACATGTACTTTGTTCTGGACACAAAACGGTGCGATAAACAACTTGGATGATGATCGTGTTAAATTTGTTGGAACACCAACTGGAACAGGTTCACTAAGAGAAGCCCTAATGGTTGACATTGTCAACGAAGGTACTGGTACTGCACATAGTTTAACGACTGGCGTAACAACTGGTGCTATTGATGGTCTTTACACTATCTCCAACGTAGCTCCAGATGGTAACACTAGTAAGTTTACGCTGAATAACCCAACTAATGCTTTAATTCCAAAACGTGTCTTGGGTATTAACCCACAGGTCAACGTAGATTTTTATTGGAATGCAATCTACTCTCTTGGACATAAACTGATTACTGGTACTCCTGTTGTATACAGCACAAGTGGAACAGCGATGGGTCCACTGGTTAGTGGTAATACTTACTACATTATTAAAGTTACCGAAGACTGGTTTAGACTTGCAGATAGCGTGGCAAATGCTACCAACCCAGTCGTTATACCTCTAAACTTAAATAGTGGAAACTTCTTGGGTTCTGGTAACCACCAGTTTGAAGCAGCATCAGTCGTTGGTTCTATCCAAGGTGCGGGTAACATCGTTCTTGCAGCTGGTACTACAAAGATTATTGGTAACAACACCAACTTCTCCACAGCGTTTAAGTCTGGCGATAACTTCTACTGGAACTACCCTGCAGTCTTTACTCCTAAGACCACTACGTTTGTGACATCAACATTCACTAGCGCTGGTCATCTTATGATGACAGGTATGTCTGTTCGCTGGAGTTCTACAGTTACTACACCGACTGGTCTTATTAGCGGTGGTATTTATTATGTGCGCTGGTCTTCAGCTAACGACTTTAACTTGGCACCAACATATAACGATGCAATTGCTGGTACTAACTTGATTGTTGCAACTGGCGGTAGCGGTACTCATACTGTATCTTTGATTGTGCCAGGAAATACTGGTGTGTCTACAATCAATACTGTAAACTCCCGTACTGTTTTGAACTTGGTTGACACTATACCTATCGCAGAACAGTACAAATTACCAGTCAGTTCTGTAAGCACTGTTGTTGGTACTACTCTAACAATCAACTTCCCAATGCCATGTCCATTCCCAGTGGGTTCTGTTATTGTGTTGACTGGTACAGGTAACAGTACGTTGATAGATAACATTCCACTAACTGTGGCTACTAACGCTGGTAGCAACTCAACTAGTATTACAGCAACACTACAAGTTGCAGCAGCTGCAATTGCAACATTCCCAGCGTCTACAACAGCATCTACTGTTAGCACAATCTTCTGCCATGGCTTCCCAGCAAACAACACTTATGACGTAACGTCTAGCTTGTTGCTACGTGCTGATAGCTCTGCAATTCACCGTCCATATGATGGTGGTGTTGAATTGATTGCTACAGATTCTCCAAATGCTCGTGTTATTCGTCAGACCCGTAAGTACTTCCGCTACCAGTCTGGTAAGGGTATTCAAGTATCATTCGCTATTAACTTCAGTCCTTCTGTGCCGATTAACCAAATCGTAGGAAATGGTTCTGGTAGTTATACTGCTACGATAACAACACGTGTTCCGCATCGTTGTACTGCTGGATTGCAGATAACAATCTCTGGAGATAGTTCTGGTGCTTACAATAGTAGTTTTACCATTAGTAATATTATTGATGATTACTCGTTTACAATTAGCACCAGCAGTTACTTCACCTATACATCTACTGGACGTCCAAACTTCTATGTAAACAGCTGGAGTGGTGCGACAATCGCATGTGGCTTGTTTGACGGACAAAATGGATTGTACTTTGAATATGATGGTAGCACGTTAAGCGTTTGCCGTAGAAATTCAACAACTCAGTTAGGTGGAACTGCCACTGTTACATTTAACAGCAACGTTATTACTGGATTAAATACTCAATACCTAACTGAGATTACAGCTGGCGACTCTGTTGTTATTAGAGGTATGTCTTACAAAGTTATTGAGATTACAAATAACTCACAGTTCTACGTACAACCTTCTTATAGAGGTGTGACAGCAACTAACGTTGTTGTAAGTAAAACCCAAGATGTTCGTATTCCACAATCTCAGTGGAATCTAGATCCATGTAACGGATCTGGTCCAACTGGATACAACTTAAATAAGTATGCTATTCAAATGGCTTACATCGACTACTCATGGTACGGTGCAGGTAAGGTTCGTTTTGGTTTCAAGACAACTGATGGTGTTGTTCGTTACGTCCACCAACTAATACATAACAACTTACAGACAGAAGCGTATCTACGTTCTGGTAACCTACCTGCTCGTTATGAAGTGAACACTGGAACCACTCCTACGTTTATTCCTAAGTTGGCACACTGGGGTACTTCTGTTATTATGGACGGTGGTTTTGATGATGACAAGGCATACTTGTTCTCCGCAACCTCCAACCAGATTAGAACTGCAACAGGTGCCAGCGCCAGCATTTCTGTAACTACCGCAGGAACTCCAGCTGCACCATCAAATCCATTAACTGCAAACCAGTTGATAATTGGTCGTGCATATACCATCGCAACTACTGGAACAACAACCTGGACAACTTATGGTGCTAGTGCGAATACTGTTAATACTACCTTTATTGCTACTTCTGTTGCAGCAAGTGCTATCGCAGCTGGTACAGGAACTGTATTTGCAGTTGACAAATGGTACGCTTACAACAACGGTGGTAAGTTGATTGGTGAGATTGGTTATGCAATTGAAATTACAACTCATGCTGACTCATACTTCTCTATTGGTGCGAACTCTGCCATTTCTGGAACTGGTTTAAACGCTGGTACATTAACTGCCAACCCGACGAATGCTACTATTGGTTCGCAACCTTATCTACGTCAGGTTAGAGTTTCCCCAACATCTAACATACTGAAGAATTTGTTGGTAATTAATGCTCGCCCATCATCAGGAACTAACAGCGCTCCATTACTAGCAACTCAACCAAATACATACACTGTTACGCAAAACGTGGACTTGGCAAAAACAATTCCTTTGTTGTCAGTTCGTTTGGCTCCATCAGTAGATAACGGTATCCCAGGAGTACTTGGTGCTCGTGAGATTATTAACCGCATGCAATTGAACTTAAAGGCACTTGATGTATTGTCTACGCATGAGGTTGAAGTTTCTCTGGTACTTAACGCTGACTTGGATAACTTAGATTGGAAACGTGTCACAACCCCATCATTGTCTCAGGTTGTTTACCATAACATCGCTGATACGATCGACCAAGGTTCTACCATCTTTACATTCCGTGTGCCACCTGGAACTACAAACAGCACTCCAGCTAACCAACGTGCTCAGTCATTGACAACAATTGACTTGCGTGAGATTACCACTATGGGTAATGCGATTATGGGTGGTAACGGTGTGTTCCCAGACGGTCCAGACGTGTTGACTCTACGTCTACGTTACATCGGTTTGACTGGTGACGTTAGCGCAACTTCACAGTTTGTTACATCATGCCGTTTGTCATGGACTGAATCACAGGCTTAAGGAAAACAAAATGGCTGCTGTTATATCTAGAGAAGGTCTAAAGGAATACTGCCTTAGAGAACTGGGTGCTCCAGTTCTTGAAATCAACGTGGACGAGGATCAACTCGAAGATCGCATTGATGAGGCAGTAGAATACTTTCGTATCTATCACCATGAAGGTACTGAGAAGATTTATCTAAAGCATCAGGTAACACAAACTGATATCACTAATCAGTACGTTCCTATTCCAGATTTGGTGTACGGTGTTACTCGTGTATTACCTATTGTTGCTGCTACTTCTTCTTCAAACAGTATCTTTGACTTGCAATATCAATTGCGTTTGAACGACTTGTATGATTTGACCAGCACTTCAGTTATCTACTACGAATCAGTGATGAATCACTTGGCTCTACTAGACTTGGTGTTAAACGGTCATCCATTATATCGTTTCAATAGATTACAAGGTCGTTTACACCTAGACATTAACTGGCGTGAAGACATTACTGTTGGTCAATTTATTTTAGTAGAAGCATACCGTGCACTCGACCCAACTACGTTTACTCGTATGTGGGGCGAGCCATGGTTAAAGCATTATACAACTGCATTGTTCAAGAAACAATGGGGTACAAACCTAAAGAAATTCCAAGGGCTACAACTTCCAGGTGGAGTTACCATTGATGGTGATTCTATCTACAAAGAAGGTAGAGAAGAACAGGCAGAGCTAGAGCAAGATCTTCTAAATAAGTCAGCACCTCTAGATTTCTTCATGGGATAATATGGCACGCAATGTCTACTTCAGCCACGGAACTAAAAACGAACAGTATCTTCTTGAAGATTTGATCGTTGAGTCGTTGTCCATTTACGGACAAGACATGTATTATATTCCAAGAACACTTTTTGCTAAGGATGAGATCCTTGGCGAAGATAGACTAAGCAAATTTAAAAGCGCATATCCTATCGAGATGTACTTTGATAACGTAACTGACTACGCTGGACAAGGTAACTTTATTCAGAAGTTTGGTTTGTTCAATGAAACATCAGCTACGTTCACTGTTGCACGTAGACGTTGGGAACAACTTGTTGGTCGATTTGGACAAACTATTATTCCTACTCGCCCATGCGAAGGCGACTTACTTTACTTCCCGCTAACTAAGCATCTGTTTGAAATTAAATTCACAGACCACTTAGATCCATTCTATCAGTTGGGTAAGTTGTATATCTACAAGTTGCAAGTAGAACTATTCCAGTACTCTTCAGAAGATATCTCCACTGGTATTCCAGATATTGATTTGTTCGAAGACCTAAAGTCTTATGGTGAGTTTGGCTTGCTGTTGGAAACTGGTGATAAAATGCTTGGACAAAACGGATTACCTCTTGGTGGTAGCTACGGTACGGATGAGTCTACTTCTTATGGCGATAATATGAAATTTAAGGCTGAGGCTAAGGCAATAAACTTCTCCGCTAACAATCCATTCGGAGATTAATAATGCTACCAGATCAAACATTTTATCATAGCGTGTTAAGAAAGACTATCGTTGCATTTGGTAGTCTATTCAGCAATATTAAAATTGAAAGAACAACGCAATCTGAAGGTGGGTCTGGTGGTCCACCTGAAACAGTGGTTCAAACTATTGATGTTCCTATTGCATATGCTCCAAAAGAAAAATGGCTAGTTCGTCTTGACTCCGATCCAACTTTAGAGAACAACGTCTATGGTGTGTTTCCCAGACTTTCCTTTGAAATCACTGGCTTAAACTACGACCCATCCCGTAAGGTTAGCAGACTAAACAAAATGGTTTGCGTGGGAACAGATTCAACAAGAGAACAGATGATGGCACCTGTTCCTTACAACATAGACATAAGTCTCTATGTTATTTCTAAAACACAAGAAGACTGTTTGCAAATCGTTGAACAGATTTTCCCGTACTTCACTCCAGATTTTACCGTATCTATTACTGTCGTTCCAGAGATGAATGTTCAGCAAGACATTCCTATTATTTTAAATAGCGTAAACATTCAAGACGATTACGATGGCGACTTTCAACAACGTAGGTTTGTGACATACACATTAAACTTTACCTTAAAGGTAAACATGTTTGGTCCAGTTTCTGGTAGCGGTATTGTTAATAAAGTTATAGTTAACACTATTAACCCAGACACTGGTACGGTATTCACTTCTTACAGCGCAGAGCAAACTGTACCAACAATTCCTGTAGTTGAAGGTTGGTTAGATAGCTAATGGCAAAAACTGAAAATTATAATTCCAACGCCAGCTTAAAAGCAGTTGGTGTTAAGGTAGAATTCACTGAAGATAACATCAAGGAATACTTGAAGTGTAAGGACGACCCTACTTACTTTATTGATAACTACTGTATGATTGTTACACTTGATCATGGTATTCAACCATTCAAGTTGTATGATTGTCAGAAAGAAAAGATTGACGTCATTCATAACAACCGTAAGGTTATCATTATGGAAGGTCGTCAGCAGGGTAAGACAACTACCGCTGCAGCTTATATCCTTTGGTATACTGTGTTCCAGGCAGATAAGACTGTGGCGATTCTAGCCAACAAAGCAACAACTTCAAGAGAAATTCTTTCTCGTTACCAATCAATGTATGAGGCTCTTCCATTGTGGATGCAGCAAGGTATTAAAGTATGGAACAAAGGTGACGTTGAACTTGAAAACGGTTCCAAGGTATTTACTGCAGCTACAACTGCTTCTGGTATTCGTGGTAAGTCCGTCAACATGTTGTATATTGACGAAGCTGCGATTATCCCGAACCAAGTTGCAGAAGCATTCTTCACTTCTATCTTCCCAGTTATCTCTGCTGGTCAAACCACCAAGATTCTTATTACCTCAACTCCACTTGGTTACAACCACTTCTGGAAGTTTTGGAATGATGCTGAGCAGAAGATTAATGACTTTGTTGCACACTTCATCCCTTATTGGAAAATCCCTGGACGTGATGCTAAGTGGGCTGAAGAACAGAAACGTCAGTTGGGCGAGTTGAAGTACAACCAAGAAGTCTTGTGTAAGTTTCTTGGTTCTAGCCTGACGCTAATTAGCTCAGACGTCATTGCTCAGATGTCTCCAGTGCCGCCTATATATAAGAAGGATGGATTAGATATCTTCACAAAACCTTTGAAGAATCATACCTATGTTCTCGTAGCTGATACTTCGCAAGGTTTAGATGGAGACTTTAGCGCATTTACTATTGTTGATATTACCAAAACCCCATATACAATTAGTGCTAAATATAGAAGTAACAAGATTAGCCCACTCCTGTATCCCAACATGATTGAGCGAGTCGCCAAAGATTTTAATAGTGCTTATGTACTAATTGAAGTTAACTCGGATCCGCAAGTAGCTGATATCCTGTACTCTGAACTTGAATATGAAAACATCCTATTCGTGAACAGAAATGCTCAAGGACAAACTGTTAGCGGTGGCTTCGGTGGTGGAAGAACTCATTATGGAGTGACCACCGATAAACGAGTGAAAAGAATTGGATGTTCAGTGTTTAAGAGTCTAGTCGAAGAGCAAAAACTCATTATTACTGACGCTGATATTATTTCAGAAATATCTACCTTTATTGAAAGGCGAAATTCTTTCGCTGCCGATGAAGGATATTTTGATGATTGTGTCATGACACTGGTATTGTTCTCTTGGTTGTCCACTCAGTCGTATTTTAAAGATTTGAATGATGTTAACCTAAGAAAAGTAATGTATGAAAACCAGATGAAAGCGATAGAAGACGAATTGACACCCTTTGGGTTCTATAACGATGGGTCGTCAGAAGATGAACAACCGTTGCTAAACTTCTAAAATCTAGAAAACCATAAATAAAGTAGTATGAAGTTTATGCTCTTCAGCACAAAAATAACATGTAATAAGGAGAATTACAATGCCTTTCCAACTTAGTCCAGGAGTTGCAGTTGTAGAGAAAGATTTCTCTTCAATTGTCCCAGCAGTTTCTACCTCCGCAGGTGCCTTTGCAGGTGCTTTTGCGTGGGGTCCAGTTCTTGATCCAGTACAGATTTCTTCCGAGAATCAACTAGCAGAAAGATATGGAATACCAAACGACAGTAACTTTATGTCGTTCTTTACTGCTGCAAACTTCCTTTCTTACACAAACAATCTATTGGTCACTCGTACCGATGCCCCTAACCTAAAGAACGCTGTTGCAACTCAGACTGGTTCTGTTGTAGTTACTATCACTGGAGGCTCCCAAGGCGCTGGATATGAAACTGCACCAACAATCACTCTAAGCGCACCAAGTGATGCTGGCGGTGTTCAGGCTACAGGAACAACAGTTCCTTTAGAAACTCTTGGTACTATCAAGAGTATTGCTGTCCCAGCTGGTGGCGGTGGCGCTGGTTATACTACTGCACCAACTATTACGCTAAACAACGTTGGCACTGGTGCTGGTCTATCAGTTACAGCTACTGTTTCTGGTGGTGCAATCACTGCATACACAGTTTCAGGAACTTCTAACCAGCAGTACCCAGCTGGTGTAACATTAACTATCACCCCAGCAGGTGGCGATACTATTACCACTCCTGCTACATATACAATCGTTCGTAGCTGCAAACTACAGACTGGCGCAGTAACTCTTACAGCTGCTGGTACTGGTTATACTACTGCTACAGCGACTCTCACTGGCGGTAATCCAACTACTCCAGCTGTTCCAGTTGTTACAGTTGCAATTGCTGGTATTAAAATTAAAAATGGTCAAACCTACCAAAACTCTTTCTCTGGTGGACAAGGTGTTACTGGTCCATGGGCAGCTAAATTCCCAGGTACACTAGGTAATGCTATTAGAGTTTCTGTCGCTGACTCTGCTTCTTTCGAAACATGGGCTTATAAAGCTGAATTTGATAGTGCTCCTGGCACTTCTCCAGCTGCTAGAGCTGCAGGTAAGAACGCTGCTCTAGATGAGATGCACATTATCGTTATTGATGCTACTGGCGCATGGACTGGAACTACTAATACTGTTCTAGAAAAGTTCGCATACGTTTCTAAGGCAGCTGGCGCTAAACGTGTTGACGGTTCTAACGTATACTACAAAGATGTGATTAACACTAATTCTAAGTATCTATGGTGGACTGATCATGTTGCAGCTACTGGCGGTAACGCATTGGGTTCATCTTTTGTCAACATGACACAAGCTGCATTCTCTACGCTTGCTACTGCTTACACCGTGCAACTTTCTGGTGGTGTTGACGATTATAGCTTTACTGATGCTCAGGCTCAAGAAGGTTACGCTCTATACAAGAATGATGAAGTGTATGACATTTCGTTAATTCCAATGGGTGCAGCTCCTGCAGCTACAGTTATTTGGGCAATGACAAACTTGGTTGGTTTTGACTCTGCTGGTGCTCGTAAGGACGCTATCGTGTTCTGCTCACCTCAAGATTCACTAGGTGGTGTTATCACTTCCCAGTCTTCAACTGCTATTGCTGATACAATTGCTTACCGTAATGCTCTTCCAAGCACTAGCTTCGGTGTAATGGATTCTGGTTACAAATACCAATATGACCGTTACAACGATAAATACCGTTTCGTTCCAATGAACGGCGATATCGCTGGTCTATGTGCTCGTACTGATTACACTGCAGACCCATGGTACTCTCCAGGTGGTTTCGCTCGTGGTCAAATCAAGAACGTAATCAAACTAGCTGTTACTCCAGATAAAACAGAACGTGACTTATTGTACAAAGCTGGTATTAACCCAGTTGTTACATTCCCAGGTCAAGGTACTGTGATGTTCGGCGACAAGACTCTATTGGCAAACCCAAGCGCATTTGATCGTATCAACGTTCGTCGTTTGTTCATTGTTCTAGAGAAGTCTATCGCTACAGCAGCTAAGTTCCAGTTGTTCGAATTTAACGATGGCTTTACTCGTGCTCAGTTCCGTAATTTAATTGAGCCGTTCCTACGTGACG